ACCTCTTTAACATTCTTATTCCGGCACGCAATACCAGCAGCCATAGCTGCGAATCCTCCGCCGATGATAGGACCTGCGGAAGCCAGTAAGGCAAAGAATGCTGTAAGCACAATAACCAAAACAGTAACTGCACCAACGAAGACCAAAGCGATCCCGACCAGATCTGTAATAACCCCAACTAGAATTGCTAGTCCTGGCGCTACAAGAGGTGCGATCGCGGCGGCGGCAAGAAGAACCGCAATTCCACCAGCAATAGCCAGCAATGCTTTAACGATAGTACCCGGTTGAATGTCTTCATACTGTTTAATTGCCTGAGCAAGCAACCACATAGCCGCTGCTAGGATAACAAACGTTTCAGCAGCAAACGAATCGTCAGGTGCCATCATAGCGATACCTACTAAAGCAAGCATAACTGCTGCCATTTTGAAGGTTGCAGACAAGAGCGTTCCCCAGTCATACGCCAAGAATGATTGAATCACATTGGCGATCAGAACAAGAGAGACAACGATTGCCAAAAGCCCAAATGACGAGACGCTAGCCTCCTTAGGAATCAATGCTAGTGCCCCAATTAGAACACCGAAGGAGGCAGCAATACCAAAAATACCACGAACCAAAGTCGCGAAGTCCATATTACCAAAGGTAAGAACTGCTTCGGAAAGTGCGTTAATTGCTCGTCCCAAGCCCATGACCAATAGAGCCGCGGCAATAGTAATACCACCGTCCTTCGAGAACTCGGCAATTGCAGCAACTGCTGCTCCGATTCCAGCAATGACAACCGTGACTGCGATCAAGCCTTGCATTAGAGTTCCAGTATCCATGGTTCCCAATTTAGCAATCGGCTTGGTTAACATCTTCACTGCGATAGCCATCGCCAGCATTAGACCGGTTCCCTTGATTACCGTCGCACCATCCTTGCTAAGAACCTTAGCAACTGCGGTCATTCCGGCAACTAGTGCGCCAATAGAAGCCAAACCCTTCATGATTTGATCGCCGTCGAGGCTTGAAATTGCTCGAATGGCGAAAGCTAGAAGTAAGACGCTTCCAGCAAGAAGAACTGACACGATGCCTAGCTTAGCTAGCTTTCCTTCTGGGATTTCCAACTTAGACAAAGCTTTCATTGCCACTACCAGCCCTAAAGTAAGAGCTCCGATAGCCGTCAATGCGTTCATTAGCTGTTGCGATGGAATTGCAGCCAGCACGAATAGCGCAGCTGCAAGAATTGCGATGCTAACTGCGATGTTCTTAAGCGCTTTGGACTTTAGCTGATCGGTCATTGCTTTAAGAGACTTCGTGACCGAATCCAAAATCTCGCTAACACGTCCTGTAAAGTTCTTTACATCATTTACGGTGTTGTTAAGATTTCGGAAGAAACGGACCACCATCTTCGCTACAATAGCAAGAACTCCAGCATTGAAGATGCCCTTCATGATGTCAGCAAATGACACGTTATCGAAGGCATGGGCGAATCGCGTACCGATATTCGATAGCATCTTACCCATGTTATCGAATGCTTTGGCCATATTGGCTTTAAACTCTTGGAAAGTTTTGTTTTCGTTAACGAATGCTCGAACTGATTTGGCAGCATTAGCAAAACCATTGGAAATTGTCTTGGTGCCGCTAGCGACAGACTTAGCAAGTCCGACAACTGTGGTTCCAACAGTATACAGAATACCGCCGACAACTCCAAACTTAGCGAAAGAGTTAACTGCCTCGTCAGAGAAGTTTCGGAATCCGTTCTTAACCCAAGCGATAACAGCTTTGACAGCATCAATCGAACCGGAGAAGAAATTGGTAAGCTTCGCCGTCATAGTTTGCAGGCCCTTAGTTATATTTTGCAAAATGGGTCGCAATCCACTAACGTCGAATCCAAGGTATTCAAGTTTATTCGCAAACGAGTCCATTTGAATGGACATACCGCTAAAGAAATCACCTTGACGATTGATGTCGCCGAGGCTACTTGCGAATCTCTTAATACTTTGAACTGGCGCTGTGAATACAGAAGCCAACTTGTCTTGCAGCATACCGCCAATCTTTCGAACCGCGTCCATCTCTAGGCGAAGATTCGCCATATGGTCCGTCGTTCGTTGGGCTAGTACGGAAGATACTTCAAGCTCAGCCTGATCAAATATTGCTCCAAAGGAACCAGAACGCTTGACAATGGTTTCAAACTTCGAGAATGGGTCAGTAATTGCGGCAATCTTTTCGGCAATCTTTGGGTCTACTACATTCCTTGCTTTATCGCCAAGTGCTTCGAATCTCTTTCCAAGGTTGTCGAATACCTGTTTGGTTTTATCAAGAATTCCAATTTGTTTGACGAAGTCTTTCGCCTTATCGGTAAGTACGCCAAAGGCATCCTTTGCGATGTAGACAAAGATTCGAAGTACGTTGACAAAAGTCTTCACATAGTCACTAGCGACCGATACCGATTTTCCGATAATTGCGAAAATAGAATCGATACCGGTGTTTACAATAGCTACAAATGCATCTACCCATTTCCCAAGATATCCGATACCCTTACTTAAGGAGTTGGATAGTGAATCCAGAGGCGACAGTCCCCCAGTCAGTGTGGAGAACCATTCTTTAAACATTGCAATAAGGTCGCCCATCTTGCCCATAAGATGAACAATTGGACGGACTACTGCTCCAGTCAAAGTCAAGCCAAATTTGGCAATATTGATCGCTACGATGGACATAAATTTCGCAAAGCTAAGCAATGCTCCAGCGGCAACTCCAAGTGCAACCCCAACCGCTTTGCCAATAGACTTCAGATCGGACGCAAATTCATCAGAGATTCGGATCCAGTCTGCAATTTCGTGTCTGAAGAATGAGGTAAACTTGAACAAGGCTTGGCCAGCATCTCCACTAAACACGGAGATTATACCCTCACCGAGGGCCCCGATGGGACGAAGGAGGTTTGTGAATAGAGCACCAAGCCCTTCCCACAGATCAAACCATCCGCCTAGTTCATCCCATCGCTTAAGGATATTAACTAAGCCGCCCATCACAGCATCGATGCCGCCACCGATAGCATTTGCTACGCCGGTCCAAAGATTTTGAGCTCGTTCGAAATCACCAAAGATGATTCGGAAAATGGATGCCCATCCAGAGCCGAGGGCTTCCTTAATGTTGCCAATAAGCTGACTGAAAGTCTTAACCTTAGTCGCTGCGTTATTGGCAGTTTCGCCCATCTTCAGAATTTCTTCGGTCTGCTGTTCGGTGTATCCCATGTTCAGAAGCTGTTCGCGAGAAAGGTCTCCCGTGTATTGCTTCAGAGTTTCCAGCATAACCGAACTGTCCAGCCAGCCGTACTTAAGAGATTCTCGGAACGAACCTTCCTTAGCGATCATCTCGTCGACCGCTTTACCGTGGTTACGAGCGGTTCTCTTCAAGGCTTCTTGGAACTGTTCACCGCCCATTCCGGCATTAGAAATGGAGTTCCAGTCCATCAGCTTGACAGTTCCGGTGGCGAGTGCCTGCGACAGCTGGTACATACCACGAGCAGTGTTTTCTGAATTAGCTCCCATTGCAGCAGCAACATTGGAGAAGCCCTTAATTGCTGCCACAGAATCATTTAGGCCGACACCAGCCGCGGTGAACGTACCCACATTTCGAGTCATCTCACCGAAATTGTAAATCGTCTTGTCTGCGTAAGCATTCAATTCGTCAAGAGCTGCGTTCACAGTGGCGATAGTCTCGCCTTTACTCGCAGTGTTAGAAAGAACGGTCTGCACCGAGTCGAGCTGACTTTGGTATTCTCGGAAACCGTCCATGATAGGCGCTAGGGTAAAAGACGACAACATGGAAGCGCCAGTTTGGATTGCTTTGGAGGCGATGTTTCCCAACGCAACCGCAGCGGCACCGCTAAGAACGGAAAAGCCAGTCGAAACTTTTTCGACAGCTCCTCGAAGCTGATCCATACGTTCAACGGGGATGTTTGCCGTGATGGAGTCAAAGGTATTACTTACCGCTTTGAAATTCATGGACTCTTTTAGCTTAGACAGAGTACCAAGAACCTCATTTGCTTTCCCAGCGAACTTCTTGTCTTCGAGTTCGATAGAAACGACTTTATTGTCGATCGTTTTAGACATTTCGGGCGGCCTCCTCAATCTTTTCCGCTATTTTGTTAAAGATAGGCTTCATCGCAGGATTGACATAGTCGATTCCTTCTACGAAACCGCCAGTTCCAGTACCATGTCCATACTGCAGAATGACAGCGATAGGTACACCTGAGTTCACATTGGTGTTGTACCAAGTAACGGTCATTCCAGTTTCGGTCTCTGATATGGAATACTCCCAAGAAGACGCAGTTTTTCCACTTCGAGTCGGGGTTGCCTCTGAGAGGGCGGCAACGCCCATTCTCCCGGCTTCGTTCAGAATGTTACGAAAGTGCTGAAGTTTGAAGTTTTTCAACCATTTTGAAGTTTCGAAGTCTCCGTCTAGATGCATCGAGATCATGGGCGTTACCTCCTTTCAATTAAGCAATAGCTGCATTGAGCGCAGCCTCGGTAATGGGGCCGACGATGTAGTCGACATCCACACCAAGAATCGACTGAACCTTACCAGTCGTGTCGTCATGCGCGTCACGGCTATCCGGGCCCCAGATTCCATCGACGTAGGTGCCGACGGTGGACTGAGCGAATTCGACTCTGTACGGGAAGTTCTCTCCGCCGTAAGACGATGCCGAGATTAGAGCATCTGCACGCTGGGCAAGTTCGTCGACTCCATTCGCGTGGAGTGCTTCGCACAGACGTTCCTTAACTGAATCGTCCGAGCCATTTGATTCGTGCGATTCGTCACCAGACAGCTCGCGGTACATTTCCTGTGCGTACTGCATGTAACGATCTCGGTATTCGTCACGAATCTGACCGGGGCAGAAGGTGGCCGTGAAGTTAGAGTGCGGGAAAACGTTCTGTCCCCATACCGGATATCCGAGATTGTAACCGTAGCAAAGAGCTCCAGTCAGCTTACCACCGGAACGAATCGTCTCCTCCGAAAGCTCCCAATCGGGGGCACCGGAAATGTTAGCGTGTTCAATACCGATAGAGCAGAGGTTCTCGTTCCAGTCTCCGGCGTGGAATGCAGTATCCCAGTCGTGAACGATCTGGACGACAGTCCCATCATCTTCGACTTGGTAATGCGCCGACGTGCCGCTACGCTCCCAGAACTTAGCCACAGTCTCGCCACTCTGTCGAACCCCAGCATTATGGTGAAGAACGATATGGCGGATGTTGGTACCATCGCGTCCTTCCATGTGAGAATACCCGCGAGCATCGTTGAGGATGCAATTGCGGTCTGCTTGCAAATTAGTGTAATCCATGAATTATCCTTTGGAATTCGTTCGAGATCGTCTAGCCATGTTGAGAGCGCTACGAGCAGCTGCGCTAGATCTCGGATCATTAGTTTTTGTTGCCTGTGAATTTTTAGCTGAAAAAATTCGAAGCAGTGCTAGTAATCTACTAAGATGCCATTCCTCAACATCTATTGGGATGTTGTTTTGGAACATTGCATAATAAAGCAGTTCGGAGGTTAGTGTATCCGAGCTGCCTTGATTATTATTAGAGTGTTCTAGTAGATGTGTAGCCGTTTTCTGATCACTAATGTAATCAATGACTTGTTTTTGTATGTCAGAATCGTATCGCTTAAAGAATGTATCTCCTAGTTCACGGTCCGACATACATTGTATGTAATACATCACTTCGTCTGGGGTAGACGGTGGTGTTTCTAAAAAAGAACGCTTGTATTTGCACTCCCATAGGCTCACAGATTTTAGGCTATGAAGCAATACTACTCGTTCTTCCGGAAAATCTATAAAGCTATTATCATGCTCGTCAAAGCGTTCTTCTGCCGGAAGAAAAAGGATTAGAAACATGATGTCACTTGGTGAGTTCTGCGATTTCGTTAGGCATGAGAAGCTTCGGCTGAGCAGTGGCAGAGCCGTAAAGCTTGTCCAGAACCGCCTTAAGCTTGCCTGCGTCAATCTTGGTGGTATCAAGAGTAATGAGCGAGGTAGGCTTCTTGTTCGGAACCGGGACAGGGGTGGTGTTGCATTCCCAAGAGAACGCAATTGCATCGGGAGAGTCCGAAACCGTGGCGTATGCCTTCTCGGAAGGCGATGCCACTGCACCGTACACGATGTGAATAAGCTCGCCGTACTGGTCGCCCTTCGTGTCGTTGCCCAGGATCGTAGAGTAGCACAGTGCAAAGCGCGAACGATTCTGCTGGCCGACAAGCACACACTTACTCAGCTCCG